TATATTATATGATATAAATTTATATGAATACAGACGATTTTGTTTTTCAAACCGATAATGTTGGAAATTTAATGGCAGGTGGATATAAAATTAATTCCAAATTATTTAATAATCAAATGGCTATGAAAACTGTTAATTACAAAACCGGTGCTAGTACCGGAGGTGGTATTACAAATAATATAACTGAAAATACTAACTTTAGTTCTTTATTTTCTAATTTAGCAGTTCCCGCAGGATTATTAGTATTAACTAATAACACATTTAATACACAAATGAGTTCTACTTATGCGGGAACAGTTGATGATAATCTATATAATAAATTACTTTCATTAACAAGTGATAAAACTGTTAATAATATTCTAAACAGAAAATTTACTAAAAAACACAGGGGTAACCTGAAAAGAAAAAAAACAATGAAAAAGACTTAATTATAGTATATTAATTATAGTATAACAATTAATATATTAATTATAGTATATTAATTAATATATGTTAAATAAATATAATAAATTGGAAAAAAGCATATTAATAGAAGCAGAAACAGAAGCAGAAACAGAAGCAATAGACGAAGAAAATCAAATTACAAAATCACTTACAAAATCATTTACAAAACAAAATTTGAATTCACCTGATTTACTTCATAAACAATGCTTAATTAATTATAAAACCGATTCATTTGATGATAAAATGATATATGAATGTGTTATATGCTTTTCTATAATTGATTTAAATGATAAAAATACCAAATATATTGATTTAAATAATAAATACAACAATATAAAAAAACCTTGTTCATGTAATGCTATAATTCATAAGGAATGTTTTAATAAATGGTATACAGATAGAGGTACTTGCCCTATTTGTATAAGCGAAATAAAAGTATATGATAATTATTATTGTAAGGTATTAAATTTAGACCAATTTTATTTAAAAACAACCTCGGACAATATTAAAACTTGTATAAAACAAAGTATTAAAAATACTATATGTAATAAGAATTTGTGTGCAATTTTATTTAGATTTATTGCAATGATTTTCGCTGTTATTGTTTTATCGTATCTATCAGACCTTTAAAAAACTGTTTAAGATTTTAAGATTTTAAGATTTAAATATCACTTTTACATGTTCTATTTCCACCGCGTTGATTTAAATATTTCACTTGTTCCTTAGACATACAAGGACACCCGTTATCAGAAGTATATATATTTCCTTCACAGCAACTTGGTTTAAACTCATTAGAATTAAAATAAAATAATTCCCCGGGTGGAAGTGGTACATTAATACCAGAGTTTGAATTAAAACGTGCTCCATTTACATTTCTATTTGCACCATAATTTCCTGATGCTGCAGAATTAACCCAACTATTTGGATCTTCCCCTCCTAAATCATATCCTATATCAGAAACTGTTTTTTGAGTATCAAATCCCTCCTTACCTTTAAATACCTTGCTACATTTTGAACAAGAACAAAATAAACTAGAACCTATAATTAACCCTAACAATGTAAACATTATTGCCGTAAAAATAGTACTCCTTTTAATACCCTTACTTATTTTCAAGCTGTTCATAAATAATATTATATATATTTAAAATATTATTTAAAATATTATTTTAATTATATTTTTAATATATATTTAATTATACATTTAATTATACATTTAATTATACTTTTAATTATAAACACCTACACCTTTCGAGTTAGAGAAGCGGTGAGCGCGGATGGACCGCTTGCGTTCAGCATCTTTTAAAGTGTTTGTCGTTTCTTCTAATACATTCCACAATACAATTACACCCACTATACAAACCACCATTATTACTACTGCTGTGATTGCAGCAGGAAGCAAGGGCCATAGTAAGATGCTGGGCGCCAAGAAGGCCACAACACCCTGCAAAACACCAAGCAGCAGAAACAAACTCCCTAAAAATATAATAACTAATTTTATAAATCCTACAAGGGTTGCTACGGTTGAACTTATAATTGCTTTAACTATAAGAAGACCTACAAAGAAAATTAATAAACCTTTGTAAAAAAAATTCCCTATTGCCGCCATTATTTGTGTCAAAATTTTAATTAGCATTTTAATTATTCCAAAAAAAAACTCCATTATATCCGTTAAAATTTTTCTCAAAAACTCTATAACTTGATATAACATATCTGTTATATCTGATATACTTGCAAATAATGATTTTATGCTATTTATAATAATATCAAATGGTACTGTCATTGGTTTTAATATTGTAAATGATGTTTTCTCCATACACTCTTTATAATTGTCTGCTGTATATTCCATATTACCTTTTTGTGATTCATATTTTGACGGTCTTATAAATCCTGAAATAGGTAAAATTATTGTTTTGCATTTTTGATTTTCCCAGTCATTTCTTATAGGTTGAAATATATTCTGCAACTGAAAATATGCATATATCAAAAACAATATAATAAGAAGTAATATTGCTAAAAATACATCACCACTATATTTAGATAAATATCTATTTTTAGATGACATATCACTTATTTTCTTAATTATAGGGTTCATATTTATAAGATTAATATAATTATATATTAATCCTATAATAATATGAAATTTATATATAATAATTCTAATTAATTTTGAGAAATGTAATTATCCTAGCATTTTCATTGCTCCTCCAATAGGTCCATCAAAAAGACTTTGGGCTAATAAAATTGTTGTTTGCATTATATACATTAATATATACATAACTGCTGTTACTGATTCTCCTAATTTTCCTATTTCACCAAATGATGCATTAAAGGAACCTAACATATTTCCAAATATACCTGATAATCCTCCTGTCATATTTCCTATAGTATCCCTAAATGAATCCATATAAGTTAACATATCATCCATAGAACTTGTTACATTGCCAGCAATCTTGGTTAGACTTCCTAAAGAATCCTTTATTGGTTTTAATAATATTTCTAAATTATCTTCTGTTAAATTTTTAACACAATCCGCAAAATTTGCTTCAGCTGATCGTTTAGTATGTGCGGAAATAGTATCACCATTTGCTTCGGGTGTACCTGCCCAAATTGTAGCTGTAAAGGGTATTATAATGGGATTACATTTGTATCCTTTAGTTTCCCAACCATCTTGAATAGCTTTCATTCCGGTAAAATAAAAATTGAAGAAATATACAATAGAAAATACCAAAAATATTATAATTGTTATTATTAAATCTACAATATCCATATTAAAATATAATCATATTATTTATTATTATTATTTTATTTATTCATTGTTAAATGAACTATTATATCACTTAATTTATTAGTAGAATAAATATCATTATCATTTATTTTAGGTATTCCTTTTTCCTTAATAACATATACCTGTTTCTCTCTTATTTTTAATTCATTTATTTGTATTCTAAATTCACGATAATCTATTTGAATATTAATAAATTCTTTATTTAATAATTCTTTATTCATATCTATATTATGATTTATATGTATATTGTTGTTAGAATCTAAGTCATAATAATTATTATCTATCATCATAAAATCCGGAACACATTTAACTGTTAATTTTTTACCGCCTAATTCATAATATAATTCATGATGCCATAGCGGTATATAAAGTTTATGTTCATTATAATTTAATATATAGATATTTTGATTAAACAAATCTTTTATAGATGGATTTATTATGATAATATTTTCGTTATTATATTTATCCTTTATACTATTATACATATCATCATAGAAATCTTCTGGTAATTTAAATATATCGTTATATTCACGTAATGTGGTATAAACTTTAAGTAAAACTTCTTTATTGATGTTATCTATACACCATTTAAATATACCTCTTATTGAATTATTTAATATTATAAACATTATATTTCTTATTAATTTATCGTCTAGATCAGTCGTTGATAAAAATTCTCTTAATAATTCCGAATAACCACTTCTTGTTGCATTATGACACGAAGGCATCTTAAAGTCAAAATCACTATCAAATCCGAAATCGTTAAAAGAAAAATTCTCAGTATTTGAATTATCATCTATATTACTATTTTTATCCATTCTAAAATTCGCATATTTTTTACATTTAAGCAATACTCTATATGCTTCGTTTATAGATTGAAATTTGATATTTGCATCATGCTCCTTATATTTATCAGGATGATATTTTAATGCTTGAATATGATATTTTTTCTTAAGTTCTGGTTCACTCATCGTAATAAATTCTTTTTCTCCAATATTTAAAATAAAAATTGCTTTTTTAAAATCCATATTCTTATTATTATCCATTTTTTTAAAATTCGTTAATAGTCTTTGATAAATATAATAAATATTTCTCTATATGATAAATAGGTCTATAATTATTATTATAATATTTTAAACAATAGAATAATTCTATTAAGATATTATTTAAAATTTTTACTTTATCTTCTGGTATCTTATTATACACATTTCTTATAATATCTAACATAAAATCATACATATTTATATTATAAATAAATATATCATATATATTATCTCTTAAAACCGTAAAATTTATAGTTTCATAATTTAAAACATTATTAGTTATTGTTTTTATTAACTCATCTTTACGCTTATCTAAAATTAATTTATTTACTTTACTTGTTAATATTATATTTTTATATATTATATCATTACTATTACTTGTATCATTAGTTATATTTAAAGTTTTAGTATATTCCTTATACTGATTATTACTTGGCTGTTTAATATCTATACGATGACTAATATTTAAAATATTATCAGATAAAAATGATATGTTTTCAGTTAATAATATAAAAACCAAATGTTCATCTTGCATATAATTATAAAATATTTCTAATAATTCATAATTTATATTATGAAAATTTTTACATATAATGATACCCTTATTTATTTTACGCGATTTTACTATTTCTATGATTTGTAAATATATATCATTCCATAAAGTTTTTGAGTGATAACCTAATATATCCAGGTCTATATCAAAATGTATGTCGCTTATTTTGATATTGAATACCGTGTCCTTTTTTGATGGATTTTCTATTATTATTTTCTTTTCATATTTTAATTTAGATGGACTGTACATAGATGCTATTTTTAAAGCCTGGGTATATTTACCCACATTACATGGACCGTATAATATTATATTCTTTAAATTATTGATATTTTTTGGCAAACTATTAATAATATCACTTACTCCTTTATGTAAGTCATATTTTTCATTTCTTTTCAAATAATCATCATATGTATATTTCATATTAATAAATATATTTATAAATAATAATATAATATAATTCTAACTTTTAACTTATAATATAAATAGGTTTAAATATATTATAAGATATTTTTATATGTTATTAACATTAGAGAATAGTATAGATATAAATAATATAATATTATGCGAACCTATTAACAACACTGTAATGGATAATAGTAAATTTATCCGTCTTATATATTCAGATAAAAATATAATTATGAATGGTATATATATTAAAATTTCTGTGAATATTTCTAGCATTGAACATGCTTACAATAAACTTAGGTGTTATATTGACCCTGAAAAAAATAAAGAAATATATAAAATTTTATCATTTACTGAAAAAAATATATTAAGTAAATATATTACTAATAGATCATCATCATATAAATTAAACGAATGTTTAAATAAAGGTATTATTAAAATTTTTAACGAAAATTTTATTAAAAATCAATATAATACATCAAATAAAGACAAATATAATAGTGACAAATATAATAGTGACAAATATAATAGTGACACTTCTATGTCTCTTACCAAGAATTCTAATGACCCATCATTATATAATATTGTATTGAAAATATCTGGTATATGGGTAGATGAACGTGAATATGGTTTAACATATAAATTTATAACCTTGTAATCTTGTAACCATGTAATCTTGTAACCCTATAAATATATTATCCATCTGTTACATAATTATTATTTATAATACTTATTATTGCTACTATTACAAAGTTTATTACTGTTGCTAATATTATAAAACTCGATATTTGAGATGATATCATCGATTTTATTTTATTTAATTGTTCATATCCAGTATCTATCTGTCCACTTCCTGTTAAACTAGAAACAAAATTATAAATAAGAAATATCTCTATTAAAAATGTACCTGTACTTACAGAAAGAAAATTATAAAATTCTGAAGGCATTTTACCTTCATATATCTTGTCTTTATTTTCTACCACTATTTTAAATGTCCATATCAATAACGCTAAAAAAATTACTATGGGCAAACCTGACCCAAAAAATATATTAAATAACACCTTATATATTGGTTTTCCTATATTTTGTCTATCTACTAAAGCAAATGCTGATATCATTAAAATAAAGGTTGCTAATGAATATAATGCTAAACCTTCTACTTTTGCTTTATCAACAAAACCTTTTAGTATAAATCCAGTTATTGCCAATATCAATGCAAATAACAATAAAAAATTAATGTCATTATCAAATAATGTGGGTTTCTCTGTATCAGCCATTATTTATTTACTAATATATGTATATATAAATTAATACAAATTAATATAAATTAATATAAATAATATAATAATTTATATAATATATCATTATGAATAATTTTAGCGTAAATCAAAACCACCCTATGATACCTAATAATCAAAACTTTAAACTTGATAGAAAATTAATATCTGTTCACTCTGAAGATAGAGATGTAAGTAAATGGCCGAATGTAAATGAATTTGAGGTTAAATTACCCGTTGATTTAAAAAACGTATCCAGTTTACGATTAATGGACGTGCAATTTCCTGTTAATTATTATGTTTTCTCTAACAATTATCAAAACACTAAATTTACATATAAAGTACTTCCTAATCAAATTGATTATTCAGGTAATGGTATAGGGAGAACTAATAATGAACACGATAAATTAGTAGATAACTCTGCTAATCCTTATACTGTTCAGATTTCAGAAGGTTTTTATACACCTATAAGATTAGCAGATGAAATTGCTGGTCAAATGAATAAAACCGTGGAAAAATTCTTAAGAGATTCATCTGGGGTTCTTACAAAATCATCTGATGGTACTCTTTGGACAGGACTTGAAACAATAGAAGAACATACATATGAAAACTTTAGAGTGTTATATGACGAAGTTGGACTTAAACTCTGGTTTGGTAATAGGTTCGATAACTTTACATTAGAATTTGATAATTCTCTTATATCATACGATATATCTAGTTGTAATTTAAATAAAAATTTTGACCACGCGCACTACGGTAGAAATCCAGAACACGGACCTAAAATATTTGATTTATATGATCATTGGGGTTTAGGAAGTTATTTAGGTTTTGAAAAGAAAAAATATACCGCTGAAATAATACCGGATTTATATGGTCTTGAAATATTTTCTCAAGATTTAACCAATTTTAAATATATTTTTGAAGGTGAAGATGGTGCTTGGTTAACACCTGATAGTTCTGGTGCGTTTTCTGGGTATCCTAACGGCATTGCTTACTATCTATATGCTCCAAATACATTAAATATATTCGGAGAAGGACATGTTTATATGGAATTAGATAAGTATAATAGTTTAGACGAAATTGAACCTTACTCAAATAATTCTAATGATTTTAATAATAAATGTATGTATATACATGGTCGTAAAGTTCAATTAGATGATTGTCAAGGATTAAAAAATATTAAACCTAATACGAGAACTGCAAATGGTACCTATAAATCTGCTTTTGCTAAAATACCTATCATTGGTAAACCAAACGAAAGAATATATACCTCTACAGGTGGGTTTTTAAGTGATGTTTTTTATAGTGATCCACCTGTTGCAAAAGTTGATAAATTTAAAGTTAAATTCAGATATCACGATGGAAGATTAGTGGACTTTAGGGGTGCTAATTTATCGTTTACTATTGAAGCTACCGAATTAAGGAATGAAATAAGAAAATCTGGAGAGGTTAGAATGCCATATTATAGTGGATTATAAGTTATCTGGATTATAATTTATTTTAATTATTTAGTAATATCTAATCAAAAAAAAAATATATATTAATATTATAATATACAAATTATGATGATGCCTATGAATAGAAGAAGAGGTCTAGCTAGAATGCCTCAAGCAGTTGGTCCTAGAAATGAAGTTAGAATTAACCCTAACCCTCAACCAATACCAAGTCCTGAATCTTTACCCGTTCCTCCTCAACCAGAAGGAAAACCCAATACTAAGAAAATAGAGGTTATTATCCCAAAGGATAAAAAACCTGGGCAAAAGTTTCTCCACATTGACGCAGAATCTAAGAAAAAATACAATATCACCGTAAGACCTAACGAAAAGGCGGGTGATAAAGTATCTAGATTAGTTTCCGTCTCTAAATAAATTATTTAATTAAGTATATTTAACCGAAATATAATCTGCTAATTATTTTAATTAGTTAATTATATATAAATTATATATGACTCATATTGGAATAATACCTGACGGTAATAGAAGATGGTGTAAATCTAATAATATTTTAATGGGTTCAAAAGAATATTTAAAAAATTGGAGTCAAAAATTCTATAATTTTATGAGATTAGATGAAAAAACTAGCAATAAAAAAATAAAATACTTACAAGAAATCAATGAAATTAGTTTTTATGTATGTTCAATTGATAATATACATAGAGCTGATAATACGCGAAAACTTATATTTCAATTATTAAGAGACTTATATGATATGTATTTAAATCCAGATAAATATATATCAGAAAGCGATTTAATAGAATTACATAATTTAACTGAAAATATCCAAAATTTTATATTTAACTCAGTTAAACTAAATATTATAGGCGAAATTGATATGTTACCTCATGATATACAGCAAATCATAAACGATGCTAGAGAATTATTGAACGAAGGAGAATATACTATAAATTTAGCATTTGCTTATGATTTCAATAAGGATTTAGATAATCACGGTGTTAATAATAACCCTAATTATAATCGTGAACAATCAAATATAGATATTTTATTTAGAAGTGGTAATGAAAAACGCACTTCTGGTTTCTTCCCTACAAAAACACTTTATTCTGAAATATTCTTTAATAAGAAGATGTGGCCTGAAATAGATGTTGATGACTTTATTAAGGTTATAAAGCAATTCAAAAAACGCGATAGACGTTTCGGTAAATGAAACCTTACCATACCTTAAAATAATAATTATCATAAAATATTTAATATATGATATAACAATTGTATCACATATTAACTTGTATCACATATTAATTTGTTTTTTCTATCTCTATTACCTTTGCTATATCCTTTAAAACTTTCTTATCGTTTACATCACAATACGTTGTGTCTAAAAGTTTGTGAAATTCATCCACTTTGTCTTTATCTTCTATCCATCCTGGATT